AAGGTCGTTATTGCTGGCGCTCAAGTCTCTCGCGTCCAATCTGCCTCTTGGTCCTTTGCCATCGGCCAGGTTCCTTCAGCCTCTATCCGCATAAAGAATCCCCCTTCGGCTTCTATCAAGTTCTTCGCTGATGTCTATATAGAAGCAGGCTTCAACAATGTCGTCCAGCGCGTGTTCACCGGCAAGGTGATGCATGTTAATCCAGATGAGCAGGGTTGCAATATTGAATGCGTCGGCAAGTCCTGGCCGCTAGACTTCCATTGGCACGAGGTCATCTACACTTTCTCCAGTGTGACTGCTCAAGTTGCTGTCACTGCTCTCCTTACGCAGGCAGGTATCATCAACTTTGCTGTCAATCTGCCTGCTTGGACTATTGGCACGGTCTGCGAACAGACCTTAACATTCCAGACCTATGGCGAGGCTATAGACAAGGTGGCAGAAGTCGATGGTGGTCGCTGGTACGAGATTCCTGACGGCACAGTGCATGTCGAGGTCTGTGACCAGATACCGGCGTTGAACTCCTGGCGAGAATACTTTGGCATGCAATTGACAGGACTGGTGGAGGGCTATCCTGCTGGCATAGTAGCTCCGGCTCGCCCACGACTGCGCAGTGTCAAGGTTGACCAGGAAATACGAGAAGCAAAGAATGAGGCTGTGGTGAGGGGCTGCACTTACACGCAAACGAATGCTGATGGTACAGAGGACAGCATTGATGTTGAGGGTAGAGCCCTGGCTCCCAGTCCCTGGATTCGTACACCCTCTGGTGGGCAAGCCTACAATGACATTCTGTTCAGTAATGAGTTAATTGATACTCCTGCTAAGGCTGCTAGTGTAGCAGTGCGTCTTGTAGGGGTACTAAATCGTCTCCTTACGAAGATTGGCGTGGCAGTAGATGGTGACCCACAAGTGTTCCTACGAGGAACGGTTGGGATCGAGGATCCTGGCTATTCTCGACAGACGGGGCATTGGTTCACAGAATCCTACCAAACTTCAATTGATGAGAAAGATTTCAGTACGACGCTTGATCTACGTGGTGGCGCTGAGGCTGGTAGCCATGTTACTGTCTGTCCCTTTGCACTTTTCAATCATACTGGCGATCTGGAAGTTATTGGTACCCAGTTATGGGCTGTAGTGACTTTTGATGCAAGCGGTAGTATGGACCCTGATGGTGGTGCTCTCACCTACGCTTGGAGCGATAACCAGGTTACAGTACCAGAAATTGCCACATTTACAGGTCCAATTGCTACCGTGCGGATTGATCCTGGTATAATCGGAACCTGGGAAGTCACACTTACTGTCACAGATCCCGATGGCTGCGCGGATAGCATCACATTGACCATTCCTATCACTCCTGGCTCCGAAGATATGTATGTTCCTGCTCTCTTCGCTGCCTTTGATCAGTGGTTCTCGGGCTCTCCTGATGGTGGTGTGACCTGGAATGATTGGGCGGACTTTGGCGGTGTCCCGCCCGTAGTGATAAGCGTCGGAGCCAAGATCGTTACCGATGGTCTCACCTTTGGGGTGGCCTGGTTTGGGACATCGGCGGGCGAGATTTGGAAGACAACTGACTATTGTGCCACTGCACCAACTTCGGTCATGGCTGCTGTAGGCTCGCCCATTGAGCACATCTGGCCTGATATGAACTGGCCGCCTGATGCTTGGGCTGTCACACGGGATGGCAGACTCTATCGTTCCCAGGACGATGGCGACACTTGGACACTCTATGACGATCTGAAACTCGTTTTCAATCTGCCTAATCTTCGCCTAAGTCGCATTGGTACGCCTGCGCCTGATGGTGTATGGGTCTTCGGCGGAGAGGGTGTGGTTCCTGGTCCGCTGATAGCTTTTGATCCCACACGCACACATACCTGGGCGAAGGCTGCTTTGGGTGGAGAATTGACAGTAGATTTGGGTGGTTCTGCTCCACAGTTTAATGACGCTGTGCGTATCCATGGCCCGCGCTGGGATGCTGGCGGCGGGAACTACCACCATAGGATCATCGAATATGGGGTAGCCGACTGGTCAATGCTCATGGAGGAGGCTGCCGTCCCAGTAGGTTCAGCACGGAATATAAAGAACCTGAATGATATTCTATTCCGTATCCGTTCAGCGCAGGGCTTTGGAGATACTTATCACGGCGTGGGGAGTTTAGACCGCTCAGTAGATGGTGGGCAGGTATGGACAGAAGTTTTTGCTTATGATGATGGAGGTGGCAGTACGGATTTCAGTGGCGTTTGTAGTTTGGATCGAGCTGCAGATGGCACTCTTTGGATGTGTTACTTTGATAATGATAATAATCAGAGCGAAGTTTATAAATCAAATACCGATGGAGCGACCTGGGTTTTTGACCACATCTTACACCTTACTTCTTCTGAGACAGTCCTAGAATCATTAGCTTGCCATCCAACGGATCCCGATAAGATTGCTATTATAGGCTATAACGTAGCAGGTTCCGGAATATATATGGGCTTCTACGATATACTTCATTACACTACAAATGGTGGTAGCACATGGACAACCAAATGGGCTAAAATCCCATACACTCGGACTGTACAATATCGCGGCCCTCTTTGGAGTGATTTGGTGTGGGGGTCTGGTGACCGTCTTATTTTTGCTGGTAGTTCCTGGACTAATAGTCTAATAGCTTATACAGATGATCTAGGAGACAACTGGACACTTCCTTCTCCTGCCGAGTGGAATACTGGGATTGACAATTTCCAGGCTCAACTCATAGTTGGACCTACCAGATCAGAATTCTACTGTGCATGGTTTGATGTGACCCAGACTTGGGGCCGGATTGCACGGTCTACTGATAACGGGACCACCTGGGATGGCGATTGGCGTCAGATTGGGCCTGTGGCTACTCAGTATTGGGGTCTTTATTGGCATCCAGCCGAACAAGCCTTATATGCCGAGAGACGCGTATGGGCATCCTCCCCTTGTAATAATGTAGAGAAATGGACTGTAGCTGTTGGATGGGTATCTGTTTGTTTCGATTCACGAGATGAAATTACTCCAGCTGGGGAAAATCCAGATCCTCCAATGCGCACTATTTGGGGTCCTGGTGCGGGCGGCGCTCCAGCTCCTGTAGACATCTATGTCCGTGAAGCTGCTTCTCGCGAGGCAGGCGAGCTTGCTATTATTCTTGATTCTGTTAGTCATGTTCCGGCGGTCTATTACACCTGGGATATCCTGGGAGCAGGAGCCGAGTGGTCCCGTTGTCTTCTCTGTCCTGCTAAGCCTCATGGCCGCTGGATTGCACCGGATCTAGAGTTCGGCAAGTTCTGCTTCGCCTTCGATGACAACATCAACTATCGAGGGGATGTGGACCCCGCGACTGGAGTGATGACGGCCACGGTTGCCCCTGCCCCTGGTCAACTAGGGGCGGGGTACGAGGCGGAGCATGGTGTCTGGATAGGTGCTCTCATCGGCGGCATGGCAGGGTGCTACATCGTGGCCGCTCTTGATGGCGCTGGTATTGTTGATGGTTTCCTCTACAAGACCTGGGATCGCTTTGAGAACGTAGAACTTCTGCGACCTGCTGTGGGCTTTCCTGACTTCGCTGCCGCTCCTGGCGCGAGGGGTTATATGGTAGCATTTGAAGGGCAGGGTAGTCCTAACCCGAATTACGTGGGCGAGCCATGGGCACAGATAGAGGCTGATGATAAGGCACTCCTTAGCTTGTTGGGCAACGCCTGGACGGAAGAATCGACGGATGCCGGTAATCAGAACTGGCATTTACGAAATCTGAATGGCAATCTCTACAGAATCGCCAATGCGATGACCTGGGGTAATATTGGTGGCCCTGGTGATCTGGAACGGAGTGATGATGGCGGGGCGACATGGACTGTTGTGCTGGCAAAGGATGCTCCTAATAATCGCGGAGTGGTAGCCGTGACCATCGGGCCAGGTGTGCCACCAACTGTGCCAGGTGGAATACTTTGGGCACTTTGGGGCTCGCATACAGATGATGGCGAGAGTCTCAAGGTTTATCAGTCGTTAGATGATGGAGTGACCTGGGGTGTTGCGGTTTACGTAGACGCTGGTACTGGTGCCACTTGTCTCTATCCTGTTGATATCGCAGTGCATCCCTCGGACAAGGACATCGTCGTCATCACTAGTATCCATGATACGAATGGTGCTACTCTGACCAAACTTAATTTCACGACAAGCGCCTGGGAAGACCACACAATGGGGGTAACTGGCAACGAAACAGAGGGATTGTGGGTAGTTTTCGGCGACGGGAACCGCATCATTGTGGCTGGCGGCGGCACGCTTATTCAGGTAACAGATGACTACGGCGTTGCCTGGGTCACGAAGGATAATCCTGCTGGCACAGCCTCGCGTTGGATCATAAGACAGAGTCTCAGTCGCCTTATCTATGGCATCTCTCAGTCTGGTAACAATGGTGGAAGCATTCGTATCTCTGAGGACAATGGGCAGGCCTGGGCAGAATACGTCCATGGGAGCGAGATCGATGCTTCTCTTGATACCGAGGACATGTGGGCTGCCGCCATTGATAATAATGGTGCGTTATGTATCGCCTTTAATGCGGTTCTGAACACTGATCTGCTTATCTGGCGACGTGGCGATCCTTGGGCAGTCTCGCCGCCAGATTGGGTTGACATTACTTATGATGCTGATGATTTGACTAATGGTCGTGTTAGTCTACAGGGGTTGGCGGCGAGGGCGGAGATACCGTGAGTCGAGAAATCGAGAAACTAGAAGCTCTCCTTGTCCTTCATGACCGCGAGATCCGTCGTCTCAAGGCATGGAAGGATGCTGTTGCTGCTGGCGATGCAATACGCGCTACGGCAGTTGGCGGTGTAGTCTCTCCAAGCTCAGGCGGTACTGGAGTTGTTGGCTCTATCCTCGGTGCGGTCACCATGTGGAAGAATGCCAGCGGTGGTGTTCGCAGCCAGGGTGTTGTGGTTATCCAGAACGGCGATAGGACATTCGGTGTCACCAATGTCGTAGATGATGATATGGTTATCGGCGTTCTGGATGATAACAACATTGCTGTTGGTATTGATGGCCGAGTACGCCACATGGGTTATCAATCCAAAATCTTGGTTGCGGGAGCAGTGGTGGCTGGACACTACCTGCGACCAAGCGCAACGGCAACCATGGCAGAGGATGCGGGAGTAGATCCTACTCCTGGCGCTTTTGCTATCGCACTCGAAGCTTGGGCTGGACCAGGCAATAGCGATATAGCAGCTTATCTAGACACAGGACTACATGCAAATAGTGGACCAACTGGTCCAAGTGGGGCCTCTGGTCCTACTGGTCCAAGTGGCCCAACGGGAAGTACTGGGTTAACAGGGGCTACTGGTCCTACTGAACCAGGACCAACTGGAGCGACTGGCCCAACCGGAGCAACTGGTCCGACTGGACCTACAGGTGTAGGAGGCACGGGAGCAACAGGAGCAGGAGATGAAATACTTGCTCTTGGATTTGCAGTAGCATTGTAGAGGATCATCATGGCCACAACACCACAACCAATACAAGCAGCAATTGGAATCGCAGCAACAACTCTCTACACAGCATTCGTTGCTGGCGGTGCAACGCGGGCGATGATGGTTTCTCTTGATCTGACAAACACAACTACATCGGATATCACAGTGGATGTTTACTGGTTAGATGATGGTGGTGCTAATGCTAAGTATTTTGCCGACGATTTAGTTGTACCAGCGAAGGGAACTGCAAGTTGGAGAGGAATTCAAGTTTTGGATGCTGCCAGCGAGACAATTAAGGCCATCGCCTCAGCAGTTGGTGTCGATGCAACAGGTTGTGTCTTGGAGAATATATAAATGACCTGGACGATCAAAAGGAATGCCTGGCCGCCCTGCTATCTTCAGCCGCCTTTCGCCAGCGGGCGCTATTACCCAATCGCTGGTTATTCTGTTACTACTTGTTATGTCTTTGCAGGATTTATTCATGGAGGGCAGATCTGGGTTCCATCACGTACAAGTTTTGATCGTTTGGCATGTGAAATTTCCAGCGCTGGCGCAGCCGGATCTCTGTTGAGGATGGCAATCTATGACTCTCAATGGGATGGAGTTTGGCCAGACAAACTTGTACTTGATGGTAACGGTGCTTTAGCTGCTGATTCTGTTGGAGGAAAAGAGCATGCTATTGCAGTAACACTTCAGCCAGGTATTTATTGGTTAGTTGTGACAAATACTGGCGATGTATCCTATCGAGCCTCTATTGCGGGGCCAGTTCAGCGTTGGCGTTCTGCAGATCCTTCTTCTCTTGGTCAGAATTATGCAGGTTGGGGGCTTGAAGTATCGGATCGTGGGCTCATTACTCCAGATGATGGTTGGCCTGCTCGCTTTTTCCAGCCATCAGATATTTATCCTAATTATTATATAGCATTGCAAGGTACTTATCCCCGATTGATGTTGAGGGCGGCATAATGGGATGGGCAGTTAGACCTCTAGATCGGCGCTGGACGCAGCAATTGCCTCCTATAAGAGGTGGTGTAGCTCTAGATGCCTTGCACATTCTCACTCAATCTACCTTTGTGGTTGCAGTTAATACTCTCTACGCGATTCCAATTAAATTACTCCATGTTACCGATGTGCAAGCAATCGGAGTACAAGTGTCTACTCTCTCCGCTGGCAATTGCCGAGTCGGTCTTTATGCCGATAATGCAGGAATTCCTGGGATACTAATCCAAGATGTAGGTGTCGTTGCAACTGGCACAACTGGGGCGAAATGGCAGGCCATGGTCAGAACTTTACAGCCTGGTATGTATTGGGCAGTCTGTATCTTCGATGCTACTCCCACGATGCGGGCACAGACAACGACATTTGCGGGGCCTGGAATGTTAGGGTGGCTTTCTGGCACCGATACTGCTAAGAAAGCTGGATGGAGTGTAGCACAGGCTTATGGGGCTCTTCCAGATCCATTCACTGGAGGTGGTGCTCTGGTCCAGCAAGTGCCCATAGTTTGTCTCTGGATTTCTCGTTCCCAGTATGCATATGGGGAATTTGATGCTGATTTGTCTCGGTGGCAGGTTGCTCGTTACTCGCCTGTGCTTGATATTCCCTATTCTTTTGTCAGCGGGCGCTATTACGAATCTCCTCTGGCTCTCTCTTCGACTATCACCTCAACTCTATATGTTACAAAAGATATACTCTATGCGGTGCCATTTTATGTGGGAGCATCTACTACCTTTACTGAAATTGGTATCGAAGTAACTACATTGGTGGCATTAAGCAATGTGCGATTGGGTATTTACAACATGGGTGCTGGTGTCCCTGGCTCGCTGGTCCTCGATGCTGGTGCCGTAGGGACGGCTGCCGTCGCTTATTCTGCGATTGCAATTAACCAAGTTCTGACCCCTGGATGGTACTGGCTGGGAGGGGTATTCAGTCATACTCCTTACGTACGAGCAAAAGCGACAACGCAGGTTCATGAAGGGCTGGGGCTTACAACAAACGAGGATGTGACATCACACCCAGGTTGGAGTGTTGCACAGGCTTATGGAGCCTTGCCTGATCCTTTTACAGGCGGAGGAGCATTGATGACCGGATCGGCTCCTCGGTTTATGCTGAAGGTCTAGGAGATTGTCATGAAGCCAGGCAGATATCCACTAACAATTTATCAAGGAAATCCTCTAGATATTACCATAACATGGAGAGACAAGGATGGCGATCTTGTAGATCTGTCTGGCTGCCGTGCGAAATTACAGATAAAGCAATCTCCTGATGGTGCTATTCTTGGTTATTGGGAAGATGGCAATGGTATTGAACTTGGAGGTTCTGCTGGCACTATTAGGATTCTTATTAAAGAAACCGAAAAGATGACCTGGGAAAACGGGGTCTGGAGATTGGTGATTGAACCGGAAGATGGCGAGTCGCTGACTTTGATTGAAGGACCAGCCGAAGTTATTGCAGGATGACAGACAGAATTTTTCTTGATGTTTCTGTGAGTTCTGACCGAAGAGATCTCTTTGGCGAATTTGGAAAGCTAGAGATACAAGAGACTGTTGCCGAAGTCAAACCTCATTCTCCTCCACAGTCCGGACAGCTAGAAGTCGTCTCTCGTCAAGAGCTTGGTATTGTAAGTTATCAGGGCCTGACAGGTCCAACCGGACCAACAGGCGCAATTGGTCCTTCTGGGGTTGGTTTGCCTGGATCAATAGGCTTAACGGGTGCAACTGGCCCAATGGGGCCGACTGGTCCGCAAGGTATTTCTGGCCCAGCGGGAGCAACAGGTTCTCAAGGCATTTCAGGCTCTCCTGGGACACCAGGAAAGTCTGGGAAAACTGGTTCCACTGGAAAGAAGGGCGATAAAGGTGATACAGGGGCAACAGGACCAACTGGGCCTTCTGGTCCAACTGGTCCTCGTGGCCTGCCAGGAGGCGGTGGCGGAGGTAGAGGATCAAGGGGTCCTACAGGTCCAACTGGAGCGGGAGGTGGAGGAGGAGGCGGCACAGGCCCTACGGGTCCGACGGGTTCCACAGGGCCAACTGGACCGACACAAGCTGGACCTACGGGACCAACTGGAAGTACAGGCCCAACTGGAATCACAGGGCATACTGGCCCCACAGGAAAATGCCCAACTTGTCCTACTGGCCCAACAGGAGCGACTGGTAGCACTGGACCAACTGGAGCGGACTCGACAGTTCCAGGTCCGACAGGTTCGACTGGCAAAACTGGCGCTACAGGAACTACGGGATCCCAAGGAACAATTGGAACAACAGGTCCAACTGGTCATACTGGAACACAGGGTGCTAAAGGAACGACGGGCCATACAGGGACTCAAGGGCCAATCGGTCACACAGGGCATACTGGTCATACAGGAACTCAAGGACCGATCGGTCATACTGGTGCCGATTCTACTGTACCAGGGCCGACCGGTCATACTGGCACTCAAGGCGCTAAAGGAGCCACCGGAGTTACAGGACATACAGGTACACAAGGAGCGAAAGGCGCAACTGGGCATACAGGAACGCAAGGAGTAAAAGGGACTACAGGGGCAACAGGTCACACAGGTACTCAGGGAATCAAAGGAGCGACAGGCGCTACTGGCCATACAGGAACTGCTGGTGCGCAGGGACCGACAGGCCATACTGGTACTCAAGGAGCGAAAGGAGCTACTGGCAAAACTGGTTCAACAGGTCATACAGGAACTGCCGGAGCTAAAGGTAGCACAGGCCCTACTGGTCATACAGGCTCCACAGGACATACTGGAACGCAAGGAATTGCTGGTCCGACTGGTCATACGGGAACTGCTGGAGCAAAAGGCGTAACAGGCGCGACAGGACACACTGGTACTGCTGGAGTTAAAGGAGCAACCGGAGTTACTGGTCATACTGGCACTGCAGGGGCCAAAGGTGCCACTGGAAAAACAGGTGCGACGGGACACACTGGCTCAACAGGACATACGGGCACACAAGGTGCCAAGGGAGTGACTGGAGCTACGGGACATACTGGTACAGCGGGGACCAAAGGCGCTACTGGTCATACCGGCACGGCAGGCGCTAAGGGGGCCACCGGACATACGGGCACGGCAGGGGCAAAGGGCTCCACAGGACATACTGGGACAGCCGGAGCTAAAGGGGCTACTGGACACACAGGCACTGCTGGTGCTAAAGGCGCGACCGGCCATACCGGAACAGCGGGGGCCAAGGGAGCGACAGGGCATACAGGGACCGCTGGTGCTAAAGGTGCTACGGGGCATACTGGAACTGCCGGAGCTAAGGGAGCAACAGGACATACGGGAACTGCAGGGGCTAAAGGCGCAACAGGAGTTACAGGGGCAACAACTCCTGGCCATACTGGCGCAACTGGGCATACAGGGACAGCCGGTGCAAAGGGAGCGACAGGAACTACAGGCGAGACTGGGGAAACCGGCCCCACTGGTCCTGCTGTCAAGGCTCTGGAGTTTGTTATTGATGGTGGTGGCGCTGTCATCACAACTGGTCCCAAAGGTGATCTGGAAGTTCCTGCTGCTGTGACCATCGCCAGTGCTCGTCTCTTCGCTAATGTTACGGGCAGTATTAAGATTGATATCTGGAAGGATACGTACGCGAACTATCCCCCTACTAATGCAGATACTATCACGGCAGCAAACGAGCCTACAATTGCTAGCGGCGTGAAGGACCAGGATGTGACCTTGACCGGCTGGACAAAAGCATTTAGTGTCGGTGATGTGCTGAGGTACAACGTGGATTCATGTAGCACGATTACTAGGTGTTTAGTAAGTTTGAGGCCAGCATGATGAAGGATTCATCTTATTATGACAAGATCTACAACGGGCGCTACCACGTGGACGAGAACAGGGTGCGCTACACAGCCTCTCTATGCTCTGGCAAGGTACTAGATGTGGGCTGTGGTGATGGTAGACTGGCGCAGTTCTGCGACGGCCATTACCTTGGTCTCGACTTCTCCCAGGCAGCCATTGATTTAGCTGCTCATCGTAATCCTGGCAAGAAGTTCAAGGTGCATGATTTTATCAAGGAGCCTATGCCCCGAGGTTCTTGGCACACCATCGTCCTGGGGGAGTTGTTAGAGCACTTAGATAATAAGACAGAAGCCCTCTTGCTAAAGAAGATCAGACAGTCCCTCGCTCCTAATGGGCATCTTGTGGTAACTGTTCCTAATGGGGCTGCTGTACCAGATCCTGCTCATGTGCGTGAGTTTACAGATGGTGTATTGCCGAAGGCTCTTGGCGCTATTGGGCCTATTTTGACTCATCCATATTCTGATCAATATCTTGTGGCCACTGCCCATCGCAAGCAACCCAAATTGTCAATTGTACTGATTGTTAAGAATGAAGAGGAACTTCTTCCCACGTGCCTTGATTCTCTAAAAGGTCTATGGGACGAGTTGGTCATCGTAGACACCGGCTCCTCTGACAAGACCATAGAGATTGCTAAGTCCTATGGTGCTCGTATGGGTCATTTTCCCTGGTGTGACGACTTCGCTGCGGCTCGGAACTATGCTGAAGGTCTATGTTTCGGCGAATATCTCTACTGGCAGGATGCTGACGAGATTCTGCTAGAGGGCCATGAGGCCATCAGACAGATAGTTAGCGAGGGCAAACAGGATGGTATAGCGCCATTCATGATCTTCAGCCGTGACAAGAATGGGAATCCTGCTACCACATATGCTCGCCAAGAACTGCTGCACAAGAATACCAAGGAGTGGAGTTGGCATGGTGCAGCCCATAACTGGCTTAATGGAACAGGGCGGATAGAGCACAAAGACATTGTCGTAGAACATCTGTCACGACCCAGTGGGGACCGACCAAATCATGCCGATATGTTTGATGCTCTGCGCTCTGACCTCGAGAAAGAAACTCTAACTGAGCGGACATTGTTTTACCTGGCTCGTCAGCATTTTTACAAGAAGCACTGGCATGAATGTCTGGGGCTTGTGGCCCTTCTACTTCAGATTCCTCCGGGATGGCCTATTCAACGCTCTCGTGCTTGTCTCATGGCTGCCGATTGTTGGCGAGCACTAGGAGATGAAAAGTCTGCATGGCAGGCAGCATTGAAGTCTCTGGCTGAGTTCGCTGGCTGGGCAGAGCCTTATTTCTGGCTGGGAAAGACAGCTCGCGCCCAGAAGCGGTACGAGGAGGCTATCGGTTGGTTACTAGCATCTACAGCATTCAGCCCTAGCACCTACTTTGTAGACCAGACCATCTATGACTGGTATCGCTGGGACGAGCTAGCCTTAGCCTGTCACAAGGCAGGACGCAACAAAGAAGCCCTGAAGTATGGTGGTATTGCTCTGGCTGCCCGCCCAGATAGCGAGCGGCTGAAGGTCAACATGGAGTATTACGAGAAGGCATTGAAGGGGTGATGACCGCATACCGGGACTGGGTGGAGATATAGATGGCCAGAATAGTAACAACCGCCGTCGATGATGCACTAGCGGCTTCCATTTGGAACGCCCAAGTTCCTATAACGGCAGCTTCTTGTTCCGAACCTGTTGACCTCTGGACGCCGGATCGAGTTGCGGCGGAACGTAAGGTCGGCCAGGTTTATATCTCGGACGACAATCAAAGCCTATTTGTGGTACGGCCTGCTGTGCTGGAAGCACCACCAGGCTCCAAGCCACTTGCTGCTCCACACCCCCTGGAACGCATCTGGGCCTCCCAACTTGCCCTGTGGGCACCTACCACGACCACTGTACGCGAACTTTTCCGCTTCTGGTTCCAGACTAGGATTGCTGCGAAGCAGGAGGAATATGCCTTCGGCTGGATATATCGCACCGTTGCTGTCCCGCTGCGGACTTGGTTGGACGGCGGGCCATTTCAACAGGCCGATTACGTCAACCAGTTCGGGGCTCTTCGGCTCTACTCGGCTCACATGGCGAAGACTGTAGGTAAACTCTAGTGGCACGTCAGACCCTCTTCATGGCTGGGGCCGAGTATGACGGCGCGGCAGGGAACTGCACTGAGGCCGCCGTTGGTACTGGCTGTGAGCGAAGCACCGCCCAGAAGCGGACAGGGCTAGCATCGTTCAAGCATGATTGCACCGTTGCAGGTCAGCAGCCCTACATTAAGCCTTCTGGTGTGGGGATAGATTGGAACGTCAACAATCCCTTTCGGTCCACATTCGGTTTCTACTCGGCGGATGCTATCACGGGGTCGGGCATAGCAGGGCTCCTAATGTGGCTTGGGTACTGGAGTGGCACGACCTTCGCTTTGCTTTGGGCGGTCAGCAGCGGGAGTCCATGCCTCCAGATCAGCAGTGAAGACGGCGCGACCATATACGCAACCTCAGCACCCAACGTTATTGCTCTGGGTTCCTGGAATGAGCTGTGTGTTGAGTACATAATGGCAACCCACGTCATGAACGTCTATGTGGGCGGGACTCTGGCCGTGACCTACACCACCAGCAATTTGTTGGCGCTTGACTATGTAGAGTTCCTGCGGGGCGCTACCAGCGCAAAGATGAATCCTGGGCTGACAGTCTATACCGACGACCTCTACGTTGCATCTTATGTTGCTGGTACAGATATAGCACCGCCGAAGAGCGGCATCATGGCGATACGGTCATCGAGGCCGATAAGCAATAGCGCCGTGGCCTGGACTCCCTCAGCGGGCACTAACTATGCCTGCGTTGATGAAGCGCCCTCTAGTGACACGGACTATGTTTATACCAGCAATCTACTGGACGATCTCTATGGAATGCAGAGTTGCGCCACCATTGGCATTCCTGGTGGCGACTACATCTGGGCCGTGAAGGTTGTCTGTAGGGCTAAGACTGCTGACATAAATTCGTATGATGCTGCGGGTCTTATGAAGCGGACGACGACGATTGCGGAGACGGCCCGCACTCTTACAACCGCATGGGCGGTTCCAGCGTGGTCGGGTTATGGTCGTGATATAGACACGGAAGGCGCGGCCTGGACGCAGGCTAATCTTGACAACACTCTGGGCGGGATGCGGACCACTTCGGGTAGCGGGGGCTCCGCTAACGTCTCTGCTATGGGCTTTCAGGTGGCTCATTGTGCCACGGACTACACGCCAGCAGCTGGCTACGTGCATAATCAGGGATATGTACTCTGAGAGGAAAATAATATGGATCAAGCAACAGAACTTGCAGCTCTTCGGAGCGAACTAGCTGACTTCCGCGACCGAGAGTTCAAGGGAATGGCAGAGCGTAATGATTTGGCTCATGAAGAGATCAAGAAAGAAATGAAACGAATCAATGGCGAAGTAGGAACATTGAAACTTTGGAAGGCGAAGCTGGAAGGTGCTGCTGGAGGAGGCAAAGCTCTCTGGGCTTTAGTAGCTGTTGGCGCAGGACCATTAACCGCAGTAGTGATGCGGTTATTAGAGAAATGAGTATATGGCTTCCAAGGCGTAGTCCTGGAGTCGAATGGGATAACATCATACGGAGGTTGGAAGTGGCACAACTTAATAGTCGCAAATTGGTCGCTGTTATTGCAGGGATCAGTGGCATCATAGGAGTAGTAGCAATTCAGGCATTCCAAGGAGGTCTGACAGAGCAGCAGTTCAACTTGACCATCGTTTCAATCATTGGTCTAGCAGGCGGTGGTGTAACTATTCAGGGAATCATCGATTGGGTCAAGACAAAGGTGCCATAAGGAAGGAGGGCAGTAACAATTCTGCGTGGAATTTGGCATTGGAATGAGCAAGCCTTCAATATTGACAAGGTGATTGCGTTAACTAAGGATATTGGGGGCAATACCATCATTTTGAAGGCAGCTTATCAGGAACCCATCTATTCTAATAATCTCGTGAGAAGGGCAGATTTTCCAGTCAGCGCCCATAAGATACGGCAGGCTGGGTTGTTTCTGGCCGCAGAGATTTATTGTATGCCGAGTTGTGCTCTGGCTGAAGCTGATGCTCTGCGCTGGGCTGTCCAGGAACATGGCGCAGCCTCTGTTGCGCTGAATATGGAAGGGCCATATGAGGCCGAGCCAAATGGTAACAATGTAAAACAATTAATAGAGAGATTTGGTGGTCTTGCTCCCATTTATGCCAGCACAGACTTCCGAGGCAATCGGCTGAGTTTGCCCTACCACAAAGAACTGGCAAAGTATGTAGCCGGTTGGCTAGTAATGATCTACCCGAAAGCATTCTATCCAAACACACCGTTTGGTGATCTACAGATGGCCTTTGATGATGCGTATTGGCGATGGCAAAAACTAGGCCCAACCCTTCCAGAACCTGGTCGTAGCGCCCCCATATTGCCGGCCATCCAGACTTATGGCCGCATGGATTATGAGGAGATTATAGGGCAAATTATCCTCGCCTGGCGATGGACGACAGTCTTGGGGCAGAAGATTCATGGCACATCTCTCTATGCCGCTCATGATTGCAATGACAGAGCCAAATGGGGAGCTCGGGATGCCTGGGAAATCGTGGATTTAGCACTTCAGCCAGGTAGACCTGCAGTAAATATAGACAAAGTGGCAATGATGGTCTCCAAGGCAGCAGGAGATGCTACTAGGCAGGCTTTAGGTGCGTGATGCTTAATGCTTTGGCTTCATTCCTCGCTGCACAAGTTGCATTGGCAGTTGCCTCTGAGATGCTAGAAGAAATCGCAGAAACTAAGCGCGAGCGTTCACTGCTTGGAGTCTTGACAGTATTTATGGCATTCAGTGTCTGGGCTGCTTGGGAGATGCTGCAGGTCAGACAAAGTCTACACTTAACAAGAGAGATGGAATAATGGCGGGGCAGTCTTCAGGGAGGAAGACATGCTAGTACTGACGCGCCATGAGAATGAAGGTCTGATTCTCCAAGGAAAAGATGGTCTAGAGATCCATATCGTTGTCTTAGGAGTGCAGCGCAATAAGGTTTCCCTCGGTATCAAGGCTCCTCGCGAGATTGATATATGGCGAGATGAGATAGCGCCAGAAGCTCCAACGGGTCAGAAGGAGCTGGAAGAAGAAAAGAAAATATTAGACCCTCAGTCGTGCTAATGGCGATCCACAAAGCATCCACGCGACCCGATGTATAAAAGCAAAGGCAAGATGTACAAAGTCAAATCCTGCGGCAAGGCCCATCCTTATTGCGGAGTGTGTAGACCTGACGTCGCGTTCAAAATGAGTCGAGGCCGACTCAGCGCCAAATATATAAATATTAAAACAGAGATGGGCTGGCAATCCAGATCGCATGCCGTAATGGAACAGAAGATCGGTCGGTCCATTGCTCACGGTGAAATAGTACATCATATTAATGGTCATACTCGGGATGATGATCCTTCCAATTTGCAACTCTTCGCAAACAAAGGGGCGCATTCGGCGTAGCATCAAAAATTAAAGAAAGAGAAGAAAGCTCTCACGGTATTGGCTCGTCTTTTAACTCAGAAAGAGCAATCGAAGAAGCTTCTTCAAACCCAGTAATGTTTAATGGTCCCCGAATTCGTGTGAAAAACGGCGAACTCTCTTGTCCTCGTGTGAACGCGCTTTCTAATTCCTCCTAGTAGTCTCTCAATCCTCGAGAACTCCTGTAGATGCTTCTCTACAAGCTTTCCTTCTTTCACCTAATAAGCGATAATAAAGGCGTGAAGGAGAGCCGAGATCATGCCAGCGGGAGTTAACAAGACACACTTCCATGTGTTAGGATTCCTGCCAGAAGACAAGTGGGGTAGAAGCACATCCCCTAGGATACTAGCAACGACCAAGACCCACGAGGAGGCCGAGGTTAAGAAGGTTGCTGCACCTCCCATGTACCACGGGCTTGGACATCCCCAGGCGTGGGTCGAGATTCGAATCATCGAATGCTGCTGCAGAGAAGAAGGCTCAAGTGGGAGCTAAATGGGAAGTTCGGTCAGAGCCTTTAGAGGCCGTCGAGCGAGCCGAAGAGCAGAGTATGTGGCGCTGGGGCCATGAGATGGTGCTCGGTGTGCTACAAAGGGATGGGGACCGACGACTGGCCGCCAAGAAACTACTGGAGGCTGTGCGATCAGGGCGACTCCCAGGAGACATGGCTGTAAGGTTGGCGCTCCAGTTCCACCTCACAGATGAGATACGGTCTGTGGCACTGAGAGGAGCATAAAAGATGACAAATAGGCGGCTTCCTGCCGCCACCTGTGCGCCGTGTGAGGGCGCAGAGTTAGAGGCAGGAGGGTACGATGGTACGGTATCATGTGGCAGCAGTGGCGATCTTCGACCGCGATGTAGAGGCCGACAATTTAGCAGAGGCGCAGAGGCTAGTCACCGATGGACTGGCAGGTGTACTCCGGCCTATAGGTCGCATGCCAACCTACCTTGGGAGTCTAATAGAACCAGAGGGAAAAGAACGTCACAACCTAGAGCGATACTTAGACCGTAACACTGTCAGTTAGCGGGCGCTCTGGCGTTCGCCCCTGGGCCTGCGGGTGACAGCGGTGGCAGTAAGTGCAGGGAGAAGGCTTTTCAGCCGCTATAGCGTACCTGCCAGTCAGTCCAGCGCCTAACCCTAGACTCAGGGGCCAGGGCCGGTAGCTCTGGGGAAGGAACAATATGGTAAAACTCTCAGACATCCAGAACAGTTGTGAGGTATACTCGCAGGTGAGGTCTCTGGATTGTATGCAGCGATGTCCCAAATGCAAGCAGCTGGTATGTGAGAACTGCATGGGCAGCGCCAACTGCAAGGCATGTGAACTAGTGGAGGCGTGAGAATGAGCGAGCAATGTTTGGAACAGGTCTTCAGTGGTCTCAGTAGATGGAGCAGGCACCCATGTGGCCGGAACGCCGTAATCATTGAGGATGGCAAACCTGTCTGCCGCTATCACACGGTGGCGGCTAAGGCAGAACGCGAGATCAAAAGAGAGGAACGGATCAGGGCTGTTTGGCAGCGCAGAAAGAGGGGGACTTCTGTCCCCTCATGAACCGTTGAAAATTAACGGCTGATGCAAAGGGCAGAAGGAGAAGAGCATGTCCACAAGAGCCTGTATAGCTAGAAAGCACGGGGATGGATTCCTGGGTGTCTATCATCATTGGGATGGCTATCCGACTGGCCTGGGCAAGACATTATGGGCAGCCGCCCATGAGCGTCCATTGCCCGATCTGTTGCGTCTGCTCATCGACGAGCATCCAGCCGGTTGGTCTACAATCAACGGCGCTAACCTTGACCTGTCACCAGGATTCAGAGAACTTGGTGACAAGGTGAACTTCCTTGATGGTGAGCGGCCAGCAGAGTGCTATTGTCACGATGATCGGCATGAAGAAGAATCATCTGTTACTGAGACTGATGACATGGGCATGGAGTGGGCATACGTGTTCGATGAGGAAATTGGCGCGATGAATGTGCTGAAACGAATCGGCGAAGATTGGACAATTCGGGCTGTCGTGCCGCTGGATGATCCAGAGCCCGATTGGGCAGATATGGAAGTTCAGGCATGACACTACTGATATATTGCTGGATTTGTAAGATTGTCAGACCGCATCGATGGACGCGCATGGGTTGGCAGTGCGAGATATGTTCTCACTGATGCACATTTTCGAAACTCTCAAGATCATTGCACTCATCTGGAGTTTAGCCCTGATAGCAGGATTGTGTTTTTGGTACGCAGTCCGAGGAAGGATAGGATAATGGGTATTCCAACAGCAAGACAGATTCGCAATCTGATGATTACTCGCGAAAAGGCAGATCGTAGAGCTTTCAAGGCCAATCGTGCTGTACTGACTGCGATGTCTGCCATCGGCGATGCAAAAGGTTGGCAAGAAGAAGACCAAGTCTACTCAGAAGCTCTTCGCCAATTTAAAGCTTGGTGCAAGGAGAATCCCGATGCCTAAGACATATCGAATGCAGACCTGTGGCGGTTGCGGGAAACAACAGAAGAGACCTCTTCCTCGCCGAGAAGGGCAAGCGATGTGGCGAGTGCATCAATCGTGAAGGTCTCAAGAAGACTGGCGCACCTGTCTACATGAGCAGGGCCAGACGACTGAGCAAAGCCTGTGATGAGATTCGCTCAGTTCTCGGCGAGGAAGAGGTCTCCGAGGATTACGGAGAGATCGAGGGCCTCAAGGAGGAGATGGAGAACTGGCGCGATGGTATGCAGGGTACCAACCTCGAGAGTTCCTCGAAGTACGAGGATCTTGAGGCTGCCTGTGAGAATCTGGACTCTGGTCTGGATAGTCTCGGCAGTGCTGTCTCGAGCTACAATGAGAAATTCTTGGCCTGGAAGGACAGGGAGACCGAGATTGGCAAGGAGCCAACAGACGAGGAAGAGGAGGAACTGCGCGAGCTCGAGTCAGAGATGGAAGAGGCGCAGAGTGAAGTAGAGAGTGCGCTCGATGAACTCGAGGGCACAGAATTCCCAGGGATGTACTAGGGAGAGAATCAATCATGAACGTGCGAGTGGGCCAAATTTGGGAAAGCACAGATCCACGCGATGGTGGACGTCGATTCAAGATTATTCGACTTCCAGCACCCGCAGTAGTGGAGTGTCAGAATCTAGTTATAGGTAGAGTGACGACAATCCTGATGTCTCGATTACGACCTCTCGGCAAGCGGGGTTATCGGCTTGTGGAGGAATCATGAGCAACAGATTTGAAGTAGATCTTAAGGGCATGCGAGAACTTCAAGGAGCCAGAGGTTCATGAGTAAACCAAGTGAATTCTTAGACAATATCCTAGATGGAATCCTGCGACTGCGACAGGTGCCGCGCGCAATACTGGATGAAGATTTGCTGAATGTTGTGGAGAAGGAATTGCGCGATGCTGATCGGCTCATTTGGGAGGCAGTGAAGGCAGCGCATGAGAAGCGCGGAGAAGTTGATTAAATGAGCAGACCTAACCCAAGCCATAGGCCCAATTGTTTTCGGCCTCTCTCGCGCATCTCGAATAGCGAGAGGAAGGATTCGAAGTCATGAGAGACCCTAAGGGCGCGATTGCAGAAGTCGGCGATAAGGTTTGCATTAGAGATCCACATTGGTCTCCTTGGTTCAAATTGCCTTGGCAATATCTACTTGGCCAAATTGGTTACATTGAAAAGATCAACCATAGTGCGATGACAAATTCTCCATATCGCCGCGAGCGAGGGCATCGCTTAGGAGCAAGGCGATACTCGATTCGTATTGGTGAGGAAGTCTATGGTCCTTGGCCTGCAGCGGCCATTGAAAAGATGGAGGAATCATGTGCAGAGCGACTTGCCGTCATAGAGGCGGGCGCAAGACAATCCTTGATCGACTGCCTTGACCCAAACGAGGGAGCATGGACCTGCCATCATCGCACGTTGGCAGTCAGCCGAGCAGATAGGTATGCCGCTGCTAAGGCCGCCAACAGCCAGGCCAAGCTCCTGGCCGCGCTGAAAGAGTGTCTAGAGCAACTGTCACACAAGGGCCTTGACCGTGTGCCAGCCGCCATTCATGCCCGCGAGGCCATAGAGGAGACGGAGAGGGAATCATGAACGAGACCAAGTTTGAGTTGGGGCAGCCAGTTACACCCCTTAGTCGGACTCTCCGCGAAGGGGAGATGGCAACAGACCCGGTGATTAAGGCGGTTGAGAAGCTTGAGGCCACCAACGCCGACCTCCTGGCGGCGCTTGGCCTGCTAGCGACAGCAGCCGAAGCCTGCGACCAGCACTTCAACTGGGAGGCCCAGGAGTTCCAGCCTGTAGAGGCTTTGTGGCTACGGATTCGGGCGGCTGAGGCCCGCGCCGCTATCGAGAGGGCGGAGAAGGAAGAAAGACAAAGATGCAAAAGGAATTGCCGGATTTCTGTCCCTCGTGCAAAGCACCTAGGCTAGAAATAAGGCGCATAACTTACGGGATCTACGCAGGCCTTGGATGCGCAATAGGCTACGGTATAGGATTCCTTGTAGGATTTGTAATCCTATAAGACCTCGGAGAAACAATATGCGTTTTCCAACAGAAGCTAACCTAAGACGTTCGGCAACCCTACGAGGTCGGCCTAAGAGTCTGGAGATGCGGGCAGCATTGCATGCCTCTCGCTATGTAAATCGGCGCAGTAAGCCTCGCCTCTGGCAGAAGCTCTTCGATGCAAGAATGGTGGAACTTCGGCAAAGAGCACAGGTGCTGGAATTTCTTCGGCCAGAAGAGAGGGCAAGTTAGAAGAAACAATATGACTAAATCATTGCCAACAGGTTGGATATGGTCGGTGCTGCTTGCCGCTGGAGATGCTCAAGAAGATCTTCGCCAACTATGCACTGATTATCACGAGCGCGATGATTATTGCAGTTTTTGTAGGAGCGCCACGAGAATACGTCATGGTTTGAAGAGAGCGAGGAATCAACTCTTCGCTATCCAAGCGCGCATGGACAAGCAAGCGGCAAGGCAAGTCAGATGAATCTCGGTTATGCTCAGGCAAAGTTCATCTACAAATCTGCACCGCGCAAGCAACAGCTTCTGCGATGTCAGTTTTGCAACAGGCCAGTCTCGAAGCAGGCAGCCAAGGTTGGCAATGGATATGCTTGCAAGAAATGTATTGGAATGGCAAGAGAGGAGCAGAGATGAGCATCAATTCTATCAGTAACAACTTCTTCTGGGGTCTTCGGCATGCAGCCGCAGCCATTCGTTCTGGTCATGGCGAGGAGGTAGAGAAGGTTCTGCGCTGGCAGAATCGATGGCCAGAGACATTGGAGAATCTGCGCATTGTGGCCAGCTCGTTGGCGCAGTTTGAGAAAGTGCAGGAAGAGGATGGGAAAGCATAAGTACGTGAAAGTCCATAGGGAACTGGTGCCCAAGCCCAAGCAACCAAAGCCTGCTGGTATGTTGACGCACCAGGGGCGAAGGCGACGGGCTGCTAGCCTGCATCGAGAAGTGCAGGTCAATCGACACATAGCACATAAGCAGGCAAGAGGGAAACTGTGATGCCAGGTGAACCACAAGTGGAGATTTGTTACGGATGCGAGGATGTCTTCGCCCCAAACAATACGATGCGGTGTGATCTATGCCAGGAAGTGATGTGCAACGCCTGTTGGAATGAGCATGACTGCACAGTTATTTCTGGGCCAACACCAGGGCCGTGGCAGATAACCGAATGGCCAGGATGCGAAGTTGATCGTGGACGCATTGTGATAGAATGCGCAGAGAGTGTCCGGCAGGAAGGTCGAGTGATCGCCTTCATTCGCGGCTCACCTAATATGCCACCAGAGGAAGTCATGCCAAATGCGCACCTTATTGCTTCTGCCCCCAAATTGCTGGCGCATGCAAAAGCAGTCATGTGTTTACTTACCAAGCATGGTCCATCAATAGTTCCACATCTGTTGGACGATGATGATAATGAAGGCGAATTTCTGCGCAGAACAATTAGAGAGGCAGAAGGACATTGAAACATTGGCCTAAACCTGATGGCACCAGACAGCAACTGCTGAATCCTGGTGATCTCGCAGTCGGTGACAATGGTCAACTCTATCAACTGGCCGAGGAACAATACACAGACCCCGGAGATTTTATTCGAGTGCACAAAATGAATCGTCGATTGTATCCCCAGGAGGAAGTGACCGGTCAACATGCGGGACTCGTGATCAGAATAACTCGAGCAGAAGCAGATGGTCGGACCATAGAATGGTTGCGCCGATACCACGAACAACGATGGCAACCCAGCGGCGAGCTGCAGGAACGGCGCAAAATTGTAGAAGCTGCAAAGCAGAGAAGAGGATTATAATGCCGCAAAGAATCCCTGTTGATTGGATAATGATAACTCCCGCAGATCAATGGTTGGCTCCTGGGTGCAATCATCAAGGCTTTGTCGTTATGGAACCAATTATAGCGACTTGCACTAATTGTGGGACACAATGGGCTCCGAGAAAAGAAGCAAACAACCTTCCGCCTATTATCTTGCCTTGGCGGATTGCGCATAAGGAGGATCCACATTACAGTTGGGCACAGATCACAATCTTAGATGCTAACAATGAGACAGTGTGTATCATTCCTAACAATCGCGATATTCAGGATGCAATGACAATTGCAGATATTATCTGCCGCTCTGTCCCGTCGTTCCTAGAAGATCTACGAGAGATGCGGAGAGCGGTGCTCTAGTTGTGCCATGATACGTAAACATCAAGGACCAGGCATTGAGCCTCATAAGCATGGAACGGCACATAAAGAAACTGACTCCGATTTCATGGAACTCTGGAGGAAGGTCTTTGGACCGGAGAATCCTAATTGGAAGCCTATTACAAGAACTGAGAAAGGATAACAATCATGATTTCTCAAGTTACCCCTACAAGAGATACAGAACTCAATCTGTGCGAGAATCAACTTGCTGAGATTCTGGACATGATTGCCCGCTATCAAGGCGAGCATGATGAAGTCTGGAAGCGCATTTTTGCCATCTTTGTGGAGCAAGTTGGTCTGGAAGAGACGGGTCGCTTTATCTGCGATGATGGTTGGGTGCTCTCCCGAGAAATACATCGCTCATCTTCTAAGTTGGATGAAGAGAAACTGAAGAAGGCCATTTTCGAGTTTCTGCCAAAGGCAAAGGCGCAGCGGTTGTGGAATGATATCACAGTCATCGAGCGCAAGGTAGACCAGGCCAAACTCGCAAGGGCAGTGGAGAACGAGCGGATTGCAGTCTCCGTAGTGGAATCAAGTGTGCAGGAAGTGAAGCCTGTTCCGCATAGAGTACGGCGACGTGCCACAAAGCAAGACCAAGAATTGATGGAAGTTGGTGTCTATGCTAGCACTGCGAAGGAGGAGGTGAAAGTTGAAGGTTGAGGAAGGTATAGCAGAAGTCAAGCGGGTCGCACAATCCCATTGTCCTCGGTGCGGCTCTGGACGGATGGAAGGTATTGTTGCAGAGATGGCCGCTAAAGCGGGAGTGCCTCATACCTGCGAGCAGGACATGGTCGTTGCTATGGATTTGGCACTGGCCGCTCACGATGATATCTGCGACCAATGTGAGCATCGGGTAATCGCCTATGAGTTAGCAGAAGTAGTCAATCCTTGCAAGAAGCGTACCGCCATCGAGGCAATGAAGGAGATCGCAAGTGGCACAAGAACGGACTCTTGAAATTCTTGAGAAACATATAGAGCAACTTGAAGAGCAAATCTTCCAGTTCGAGAAAGCTCTAAGGGAATTGTGGGAATTCAAACTTCCAGGACATCTTGACAAGAATTCGGAGTATTATGAGGAAGGAGACGACGAAGCACCATTCTTCAGTGAGGCATATCTGTACAATCTTCTGGAAAAGGAGGATGCGCGCACAGTATTAGCCTATCTCCATGCCGCCGAGAGGCCTTTTGGTTATCGAGACGGAAGGAAGATTATCCATAGAGAAGAGAACTAAAATGTCATGGCGAGAGGGATTGCCTGATCATTTGCCAATAGTAGAAACTCTCATCAATCAACTCGCAGTGCCGAGTTATCTACGAGATGAGGCCTACTCAGAAGGTCTAGTCGCCATCACAGAAGCAGCCAGAATCTTTGATTCAACGAGAGGCGTAAATCTAGAGGCATGGCTCTGGCTGAAGACTCGTTATCTACTCATCGATTGGATGCGGCGCTCGATGAAAGTGCCATACGACCTGCTTGGAGATAATGAACTACCTGCTCCTCAGGAGCCAGAGCATATGGCTGAAGTCAATATTGTCAGCCATCAAATCTTGCTCGTCGTACAAACGTTCTCCATGGTGGAGAGAGTAGTACTCCTGGCTCCAGCCTCTGGATATAATGCGACAGAGATAAATCATACTTTGCGCATCAATGGCCCAGAGCAGGGCAAGATTCGACAGGAGGCGCGGCAGAAGGTTTACCATGCTCTTGGACTCCTGTAAATCCAAAGGAAAGCCTCGCAACGATGTATAAAGTGAAGGATAAAACACGAGCATGACTCTCCTAATATTGGCAATTATAATCGGCATCTTACCTGCGGCGATCGCGCATGGTAAGGGTGGCAACTTTCTCTTATGGTGGATCTTTGGTTCGGCGCTCTTCATCGTTGCGCTGCCTTGCGCAATCCTGAAGAAGCCTGATAATCCCGATTGATAGACTTAATCATGCCGAGTACGACAGAGAAACTTTGCGAATGTGGATGTGGGGCTAGATGTAATAACCGCTTTGCGCAAGGGCATAACCGGAAAAGTGGATCTTGGTCTCCGGAGATTCGTGCTAAGATGAGTGCAAGTGCTATGGGCAAGCATAAGATATTTTCTCCGGAACATAGAGCAAAAATCAACGCAGCAATGAAATCAGCAGAAACAAGGGAGAAACTTAGCGTCATCAGGGAGCGCCTTTGGCAGAATTCTGATTTTCGTGCTCGTTGGGCGACTCGTAGAAGTTCCATGCTAAAAGTTAGATTTGCAAAGACTTTAAGAGATTGGTGGAAGATCTATGGACAAGGTCCAGGCATTGGGCGAGAAGGTAAAGGGGTGCCAATCGGCAGTACACATCATGTCCAGGGTCGTATGTGTATCAAGACGAAAACTGGTTGGCGCTTTCGCGCACATGTGGCGATGGAACAAATGATTAGAAGACCGCTCCTATCAGGGGAAGTCATACACCATATCAATGGAATTATCGATGATGACTGCCCAGATAATCTGGAACTTTTTGCGAGTCAAGCGGAACATACTAAACGGCACAAATCAGGAGCAACTTGGAAATGGAAAAGTAGAGGTTCTAATAGCTTTGATGAGAGGGGACTTTCCTTTTCTCATCAAAAGGGTTAAAATTAGGTTACCATGAAGACAACTGGGCAATTTACAATTGGGCTTTCCGCCGCCCCGCCGGACGGCGAGCCATTTAGACCGCTCCTGGACTTCGGGTGCCCAGCCTGTCTTCACCAGGAGCGGTCTTATTTATGTCCAAAATGGGATGATTCCGAATGACCCATTTTCATGTACTCGGTTTCTTGCCAGCGGACAAATGGGGTCGGAGCACATCCCCAAGAACGCTAGCGACGACCAAGACTTTAGACAAAGCCAGAATTGCCATCGGCAAGATGTCGCCAGAATATCACGGACCGGATGGGCCTGTCCAATGGGTAGAAGTCCAGATTCAAGAATGCTGTTGCATTGACGAATCACGATGATTCTGATAGATAAACTTCGCCACTGCAAAAGCCGTACGCGATACTTAGCATGGTGCCATATGGTCAGTGATGAGAACGAAGAAGAATTGCATTCCTTTGCCCACCAACTCGGATTGCGATACTCATGGTTCCAAGATGATGAAATATTCCCACATTATGATCTGGCTCCTAGCAAACGGCAACAAGCAATTCGGTTTGGAGCCATTTCTGTTAGCACCAGAGAACTCGTCAAGAGAATGAGAGACCGCTACCAGCGATCTTTTGTTGTATCCAAATTGGCCAGGGCTTAGGTTCTGACCATTTTTGCCTGTTAGGGAGACAGTCGTCATTGCTCCCTAGTCTTTGACCCAGTGACCCACGCCGTGACTGGACAGGCTGCAATGACTGCGTGGGCAGGCTCAACCCTCACTAAGAGACCCTGATCCCCACTCTGGGGAAGGGGGCAGGTCTAACCCTTCTAAGAGTACAAATTTGAAGAATGAAAAATAAACAAAGAATTCTAAAACCTTATTATTGCAGAGGTTGTCAAAGTCGACTTGAAAAGAAATCTCGTTGGTGCAGTCCAGAATGTAGAAAAGAAACTCTCTTCTTGCAGGAAGCCTTCAAAAATAATCATTATGCTCCTGCTAAATTAAGAATGTTCGTCCTAAAGAGAGACAGATATCGTTGTCAATATTGCAAACGTGAAGTCACTTATGAAAATGCCAATATTGATCATGTTGTTCCATGGCCTAAAGGCAAGACTGTCCCTCAGAATCTTGTTTCATGCTGCCAAGATTGCAACAAACCCAAGTTCAATCATCCTGGGTTGAAATTAGGAAGAAGACGCGGGCAATTGCGTCTACGAATTAAGAAATCTTCCATGCGCAACAAGAATAGTATTCAACCCTATCTAAAAACTCTTTTGGTCGAACGTCCTGAACTCGCAGGGTTTTTACAGCAAGGCCCAAGCAATCCTCCATCACGCAATGGTAAAGGACTAAGACAACTTATTGAGGAACAAATAAAAGACATGGAGCGATCTGGTTGCGAATACGCGCAGATAAGATCGATAAAGAAAGTTCTTCGCCAATTGGGATGAACATTGAACGTGGAACGAAAGTCAAAATCAAATCTTCTAAAGCAATTCCCAAATGGGCCAGAGGGAAAGAAGGAATTATCTGCCATCAGACTAGAGAAGGTGGAAGAATTGGCAAACGATGGCAAGGAGAGGAATCTCCAGAACCAGGAATATGGACTATAGAAGTTTCTCGTCCAGAACTCCGTGGTGGTTATGCACTTGTCTCTCTGCATGAGAAATATCTCAAAGTTTTGAGCTCTCCAAAGGAACTTGCTCCAACGATGTAATAGGTGGAGGAAACAAGAAGATCAATTATGTCCCAGAATTGGAAAGGAATTGATCCAGGTCATTCTGTCGATGGTTCTTATATACCGAAGAACCAGACATTGGTACAGAAAGGATTAGATTTGCTAGAGGAGAAGCGAAGAAGAACACTTTGGGAGAAATTACTTCTATGGCGGCATAGATAATGAAGCCTGAATTACTTTCTGTCGGCGAGATTCGGGCCAGTATTCGTTATTACGAAGTCTTTGTACACAGGGATTAGAGATGATGTTAAGCAAGAGGGTTAGAAACTATCTTTATGATGCAAGGATTAGAAATCATCCTGTGTGTTGTGTGCGTGAGGGCAAAGCTCTACGAGAGGATATGGGCTACTTTCACCAGGGGCCATGTCACATGGTCCTAACCAACGGGCAGAACTGTAAAGCATGGTTTTGTCCTCTCTGTGGTATGTCATACCCAGATGATAGGATCGAAGGTTTGCTGGGTAGCCGGCCTTGCCCGGATTGTGGGCGTATGCGCGACGCAGAGATTAGATGAACGCGCAACCCGAGGTTTTGGAGGCATTAGAGGATCTTTGCCAATCTGTGCTCGAGTATATTGTTGAAGTAGATGCGCTTATGATCGGTCCTGCCAATTATGAGCGAGGTAGACAATTGGGCACATTGATTAACAAACTTTCAGAAGCTTTAGCAGAATCCGAGTGCGCAATCAAAAAGGCGAAGCAAAGAGTCTGAAGTTTTTGGGATGATGAATTCGCAACTCCTCCTCGACGTTCATGGCGAACAAGGCTTCTGTCTAACCTTCCCTTACAGCGAGGCTACGGTCAAGGCAGTCAAACAATGCCCAGGATTCTTCTGGGACAAGTCCTCTCGTGCATGGTTGGCCACAGGACCAGAAGTTGTGCTAGACCTCGAGCGTTATCATTTTATCTATCAATCTACTCCTGCGGCGCGAGAGCGAGAAGCTCAATTTCGCCAGCAGCTACACAAGATCCTGGAAGTCAAATATCAGAATCTGAATGGTGCACAATATGGCTTCCAGAAGGTAGGCAGTGAGGTTCTGGCGCTCCAAGGCAAAGGAATTTTGGGAGATTCTATGGGCCTTGGAAAATCTAAGGAGGCATTAGATGCAGCCTTTGTAATCAAGGCTGCTGATATTCTAATATTGGCTCCAAAAACTTTGCTCTGGAATTGGCTGGCCGAGATCGAAAAATGGGGATATTTGGATTGTTGGGTTCCCTTTATTGTACCCGACAACAAACGCAAGGATATGTGGCAAGACTTTGATGCTCATGGCGAATGTGGTCGCATAGTTCTTGCCAATTATGAGAAGACTATTCTTCAGGACTGGCCTTTTGATCGAAAATGGGATGTTCTTGTATTGGATGAAGTTACGAAATGTAAGAATACACAGACCAAGACCTGGAGACGGGTACAACGGATTGTGCAGACTTCTGATAATGTCTGGGCTCTGACAGGCACTCCTCTGGAAATGCGCCTAGAAGAACTCTGGGGTATTATGAGTTTGCTTCGACCAACGATTCTTGGCAGTTTTAGTCGTTTTCGGGATCAGCACTTGATACTAGACTTCTGGGGCAACGTAATAGGCTCCAAGAATCATGAATTGCTGCGAGAGAGAATAGCGCCATGGCTACTCCGGCGCACTAAGGCTGAGGTTGCATCCTATCTGCCTCCAAAACTCTATAACGAGATATGGATCGATCTCTCGCCAGAGGAGCGAGAGGAGTATGAGAAGATCAAGCGGGCTTTCCTCCTCTGGCTCGCAGAGCATGGCCGATCTGCATCAGAAGCCAATGTCCTCACACAATTACTTCGTCTGCAACAATTTACTAGCTCGCCGGCTCTTTTGGCAACGCCCGAAGGGAGCGATCAGACGGTTTTCTCGGGTGGGCCTGTGGGGTTCATTAGCCAGAAGGATAACAATTTCCACGGCTCCAAGCTGGAAGCTCTGAGGGAATTGTTGGCAGAATGGGAAGGGCGAGCAGTTGTCTTCACACGCTTTGCTAAGATGGCAGAATTGCTCGTGAAAGAACTCGAGCTACCGGAGGAAGCCATCATCGCAGGATATGTACCGGCAGAGGAGAGAGTGCCGAGGATAGAAGCATTCAACAGAGGAGAATTAGGCAAGGTACTTGCCAGCACGGATGCTGGAGCTTTCGGCCTGAACATTACAGGTGCAGATATGATCTGCCACCTAGATATGCTTTGGAATCCTTCTCGCATGGTGCAACGTGAGGACAGATTGCACAGGATTGGTCAAGAACGGCCAGTCAACGTAGTGAAATTATTGTGCAAGGGCACTATCGATGTCGGTATGAATAAGATACTCGCAAAGCGAGAGATGTTATTTGACGATGTGATAAATCGCGCAGCGACAGAAGAGCGAGCACGATGGTCAGAAGCACAGTTGCGGAGATTGGTAGATGGTTCTGATTAATTATTGGATCGAGGGTGATTTCCCTTTTGCTATAACGAAGCATGATAAACTCGGCTCCTTATGCGGCTATATTGGTGTGCCATCCTCGCATCCTTGGTATGGGAAGCGCTATGATGATATTAGTGCAGAAGTCCATGGTGGCCTGACATTCTCGCATCATCAGAACTGGGGCCATCCGGCTGAGATAGCGATGCTGGAAGTCAAGATAGAAGAGTACGCGAAGATGGGTCCTCCTATTTCAGACTTCCCACGCAGGCTGTTGGTACATGAGCAGGAACATGCAGGCGAAGACAGCGAATATCCGACCAAGACAGGGCAGGATATATGGTGGTTCGGGTTTGATTGTGCTCATGCTTGGGATCTGGTTCCAGGGATAAGTGGAATTTCCCAGAAGGGTATGTACCGTGATGAGGAATATGTGCGAGAAGAATTAAGGAAATTGGCAGGGCAAGCAGCGGTAGTATGCCAGATACTCCAGATTTTGGAAGAACAAGCAGTTGAAAACATTTAAGATCGAGCCAGAGCAATGAATCTAACAAGTCTGCTATTTAGAAGTGCACGACTCTCGGCTGATGTTAAAGCTTTAACGAGCGGAAGTCCTCGTCGCATGGTGCGACGAGGCAAGAACAAGATTATTGGTAGAGTTCTTGCGAGAGCAGGAATCTGGAGAAAACTTTGGGGGATGAAGGTAGATTGATACCACGCGATCTGCCTTTAGCTAGTTGCCTGCAGGGATGCAGGAGGCGAAGGGTTCGCCCCTCGCCTGGGGGACTGAATGAGACGATGGCCTCAGTGGAACGAGAGAATCTTGAGCAAGCCGGTAGACGAATTCAGTCTCCCAGGCGGTGGATGAGTCGCCAAGCGAAGACTGCGAGGAATTCAATTGTTGGCTAGATTGCCTCGTAAGACGATGTGCAGGCCAGATGGCTTATTCACCGTGTATGATCCTGGCGAGGCGGGAGAGTCTGGGTGAAATCTCGTGTGTTCCCCGTCCAATGTGCAACCCAGCGCAGAATTTGGGTTCCTTGCCAGGGTCTCTCTAATGCCTAAAAAGAACATTTCAGAATTAACAGCAGTTGACCTTGTCCCTCTCTTTAAGTCCATCTGTGGAGGTAATGTTGTTCTTGGCAGAGATGCTAGGCTGTTTAGGAAGTTCATGGATGAAGAGGGTATCGAGCCGAGCCAGGTGCTGCTTGGTTTCTATCTCCAGAAGGAAAAGTCATGGTCTAATCCTTCAGTGTTTCTACATGCATTTGAGGATTGGATCGAGAGAGATCAACTTATCGCAGAGGCACTGCTTTGCTCTGTAATGAATGCCGTGAAGTTGCCGAATTGTTATTGGACATATCGAGATCTGCTGCCAGAGAATTGGCTAGATGCCAGGGCAACGTCGGCTCTGCCACGAGTTAGAGAAGAGTTAACAGAATGGGTAAAGAATCAACTTGCAGGAGTGCAGGCGCAGGTAGGAAGAGGAGCCTTCCAAAGTCGTGGAAATTGACGATGTAGTGATTGGAGGCTTCTGTTGGCAAGACCACCGCAGGCTGCTGTGGAGGCAGGACTCATCGGTGCCATAGCAAGCCCAGAGCAGCTCCTAGAGATTTGGCAAGCAGGTATTCGTCAACAGGACTTTGTAGTATGGGGCGATCTATTCGCCTGGATTAGTAACTATCAACAGCAGTACCAGATCCTTCCAACACACGATCAGATAAGAGCGTCCTATACAGACTGGCAACCACCAGAAGGTGACTTTCGCTATTGGCTCCAGCAATTGCAGCATTATGTCAAGATACGGCAAATACAACAGATCTGGCGTGATAATCTGGAACTCCTTGAGGAAGATCCCGACAAAGCTGGCGCTGCTATGCTAGACCGTCTGGAGACGATACATATCTCTACAAATGGACATATGGCTGCAACAGATATTGGAGCAGATTTGAGATACACACGCTATCTCAAGAGGACAGAGATGCGCAAGAAGGGATATCAACTTTGGGGCATTCCAACAGGTCTGAAACCCATCGATGGTAGTCATCAGGGCTGGATGCCAGGAGAATTAATCGGTATCTATGCCAGACCTTCTGTTGGCAAGACCTGGTTCATAAACAAATTGGGTGCGATTGCGTGGATGCAGACCAAGAATAGAATTCTTCTCATCAGCCCAGAGATGCCAGAATCACAGATGGCCTTGCGCATAGATGTCTTGATTGCAGCAGAATTAGGAATTCCTCTCAGTCATAAAGCAATAGTGGCAGGTGATTCTAGTATGATAGAAGTGTATGCAGCCTACCGTGACAAGGTCAAGGTAAGCGAACGTTGGTTTACAGTAGATAGTATCAAGGGCGAGGCTGTCAGCGTCGGCGACATTAGGATGCTGCATAAGGAGTACAAGCCAACGCTCATACTTATTGATGGCTTAAGTTTGCTCAAGGACGAAGATAAAGGCCAACAGACCTGGGAAAAGATTCGATCTTTGTCCTATCGACTGAAGCAACTGGCCACGGCCATACGAGTTCCTATTATCGTTACTCACCAAGCAGTCAACAGCAGGCGAGGACGGCGCACAGATACAGATGTCGCACTGGGACGAGGTGAGGATTTTCTAATGCCATCGCTGAATGATGCAGCATTTGGAGATTCCTTTGTGCAGGCGGCAAATACAATTATAACCATGGCTCCAGATCGCAACTATCGGAAACTTCTCTGGTATAGTCTTAGGAAGACGCGTGATAGAGATACAGAGTGGGCTCCTCGATGGGCACTAGCTTGGGATGTAGATTCTGGACACATTTTCGATATGTCTCATCATGGTCAAAATGAGCAATTGATTCTGCAAGAGATGGCACAATTGGGGATTGAGATAAACTGATGAAGACGAATGCCGATATGGTGCGACAATTTCATCTTGCTTTTGGCCTTCCTGCGCGAGAAGAGGCAAGCGCAAAGATTCCAGAGGGAAAGTTACGTTATGAACTGATGTTTGAAGAGTTGACAGAATATTGTGTAGCGGTCGCTTCTGGAGACATAATTGAGATCGCAGACGCTCTTGCAGATTTACTTTATGTTGTTTATGGGACAGCAATTGCTCATGGTATTCCTATTGATGCAGTCTTCGAGGAAGTGCATCGCAGTAACATGACAAAACTGGGCGAGGATGGCCTGCCACTCCGTAGGAAGGATGGCAAGATACTGAAGAGCGACAAATGGGATCCTCCGGATATTGCGAAGGTATTCAGAGCTCTTGGTATATCTATATGATTTGTCTGTCGCTTTGGAAACTGGTTATGGCTCGCTATTGCTTTCTTCCCCGCCTTATGAGCGGGTGGGCCGACCAGTTTCCAGAGCGGGAGACAAAATGGCGGTCCTTGTCTGTCGTGAGGCTCTGGCGGGGTTGCCGTGGCAAGGGGAGATGACCTCGCCAGGGCCGATAAAACCATGAAAGATTATACTGAACTCATAGCAGCCTTGGGAATTGATGGCCAGATAAGCGGCAACGAATTGCATGCTCATTGTCCATTCCATAGTGATCTTCATCCATCATTTTCTTTGAATCTCAAGACTGGAAGAGGCATCTGTTTCGCTGGCTGTTGGTCTGGTGACTTTGTTAACCTTGTACGGCAGATTATGGATTGTAGTCTCAGAGAAGCTCTGGCATGGATAGCGCAACATGAATCTGGCGGCATCGAAATATTGCAGAAACAATTGGTGGAGCCGGCTCCAGCGATTATCGCAGAAGA